ACAAAGCGCCAGCCAGCAAAGCGTTGCCGTCATTGTCTACTGTCGGGTTGCTTGCTTTGGGGCCAAGGTAGCGATCATCAAAGTTGTCATACGCAGCCAAGGCTGAATCGCGTGCAGCTTCAGCAGCTGTCTGCGCGGCCTGTGCTGCCGTCGCATTGCCTGCGGCTCCTTGGATGGCCACAATGTTGGTTGCGTTGGTGTTGACCGCTGCAATGTTTGTGGCCACCGTTGTGACGCTTGCTGAGCTGCTGGCCACGGTAGTGACGTTTGAAGAGATGCCTGCAACTGTGGTTACGTTTGCAGATATGCCAGCAACGGTTACGACCTCGGTGTCAATGGCCGCCACCGCAACAATCTCATCTGCAATATTTGCAATAGCCGCAACCTCAACAGCGGTGTCTCCGGGCTGTGGATCACCGTTGGCATCAAAGGCCAAGTACTTGTTGGCACGGTCTGCCGCCCTTGGCAAGGTCATGTTGATGGTGGTCGGGTCAGTCTGTGGCGCGGTCAACGCACGCTGCAAACCTTCAGCATTCTGCTGGGCAAAGATGGTTTGCTGGTCAAGCTCATCGTTCAGCGTGTTGGCGAAGAAGTCGCCGCCTGTGGTGAAGTCAGTTGACCGAGAGATGGTGCGGTTGCCAATAATTGCGTACTGGGTGGGGCTGACTGGAGACAAGGCCAAGCCAGCAGCTGTGATGGTCACCGAGCCCGTGCCATTGGCAGCAATGCTCACCGTGTAGTGGGTGGTCAAGGTGAGCAGCACATCGTCTTTGAAGACAGCGATGTCGGTGTTGGCCAAGATCTCAAAGGTGAAGGCATACGGGCCAGCGCCGCCAGCGCCACTTGGCGCATAGACGACTCGGCGAGTTACGTTACTGATTGGTACTGGCATGATGCAATCCTTCCTGTTGGGAATTGTACGGTTTTAATCAGGTTTGTAATAGAGTCCATTGGCCTTGCGAAGCTCTGCAATCTCTTCAATCTTGGCCTGCAAAGCTGGATCTTCCATCTTCAATTGTTGCTTGGCTGCATCCATGTACTTGGAGTGCACACGCTGCACAGTCTTTTGCTGGTCATCCAACGACAGCAGGTCAAAGCCCGGTGTCTGCATGATGTTCAATATCTCTTGCTTGGATGGCAGCTCTTTGCCGTAAATGGTCAACAGCCGGTTGTATTGAAATGCGTTCACCTCGACCCCGTCAACCTTGCGCTCTGGCATGCCAATGGGTGAGCCCATGCGCACCAGCAAGTCGTCCACCTCAGAGAATTGCTGGGGTGTAACGCGGGTGGGCAGCACCATCTCATAGGCTGCGCCTGTACCTGACTTTGTTGCATCGCCCCACAGGTTTAATGTGTCCGGCAGATCTGCGTTGAAGTAGGGTATGCGCGACTTGTACTTGTTAAACGCTTCAACAAATCCACGCACACCCATAGGCAGCTCTGGGCTGGCGCGGGTATCTTTGTTGGTTGGGTCTGACAGGCGCTCAATGCCAGCCAGAAAAGAACTGTAGACACCAGCTGGTGAACCACCAATAACAAAGCCCCCAAACTGTTTGACTAAACCATCAACAACTTTCTGGCCATCAACCGCGCCCTGTTGGGTGGTGCCAAGCAGCTTCGCCACTTCGGCCACACCTTGTAGGTAGGGCTGCTCTTTGAGGTATTCATACAAACCATAGGTGCCGCCCAAGAATACCTCTTCGATCTTGCTGGCATCAGTCTCATGCTGGGCGTACTCAGCATAGTCAGCGGCCACGGCCAGCAGCGCAGAGACAGGCTCCATGCCGTTGTAGCTGTAGTACTTGTCACCAATCTTGAGCGAGTAAGGTTGCCAGCCGTCGCGCATCAATGCATCTCGGTCAGCCTTGCGAGATGGGCCGCGCCCAGTAATCTTTCCCTCTCCAGCCAAAGCCGCAAAGGTGGCCAGCACAGCAGATCCAAGGGTCACCTTGGCCAAGGCCATGTCGCGATACACACCGCCCTTGGCGATCTCTTCACGCCACTGCGAAGACAACGGGGCAAATGGGGTGCGCTCAATAACCTGTAAACCAATGTTGGCTGGGGTCTTGAAGAACGGCACCACAATTTTCAGCGCTGGATGGTTGAACGTCTGCTGCAGATTTTTGAGTGCTGGTGGCAGCTCGCTTGTAAAGGTACCCTTTTGAGCAAACAGTGAAGCGGCCTCGTCTAAGTCACGGGGCGGGTTCTGAAACAAGCTGATAGCTTCAGCCTCGGCCTTGGCCAACGCATCCGCTTCCGGCATGCCAGAATCGAGCGCTTCGCGGTAGATCGACTTGCTGCGGCGGGTGATCTGGGTGTTGAGCTCCATGCGATACAGCACGCCTTTGAAGAATTCATCCTCGGCCATCAGCATTCTGCCGGGCAAAGTGACCGCTGTGCCATAGTAATCAATGGCCTTGCCGAACCACTTGTCTTGCTCAATGCCAAAGCCAGCCGAGCTGATTGACGGCAGGGTGGTGCCCCGTTGCGCCTCAATCTTGCTCATCAAGTCATTGGGTTGATTGTTCTTGAATGCAGTGCTGGCCAGATCAAAGCCTTCAACCAGCCCGTTGCGCAGCGACTGGATCATGGTCAGCGCTTCGTCGTAGGCAATCTTGTCTGCTTCACTGCCGGGCACCAGCGCCTTGAATGAGCGCACGCCGGGTGGCAGCACGTTGCTGTAGAAGGCAGCCATCAACCGCTCTGGTATTTGATACAAGCCAAAGGTGGTGTTTGACACCACGTTCTTGGCATGCGACACAGGGCTGGACAGTAAGCCGTTGATGTAAGTGGTGAACCACACATCCTTCAAGCCCGACATGGTTGACTTCTCAACCAGCGCATTGCGAGCAGCACGCGACTCTATAGTCAGATAGGACTTGGCCATGTCGGACAGGGCAGCGTCGCCACCATACTCGTCGATCACTTGGCGCACGATAGCTGCATTGCCGTCGCGGGGTATGCGGAACACAGCCAGCGATCTGGCAGTCTCGGTCTGAATGCCCTTAACACCGCGCTGAACCAAGCCGTGGAAAGCGATCTGCTGGCGCAGCTTGAGCTTATCAACATCGGTGGCCGTGCCGCTGTTGACCATCTTGAACAGCTTGTCGAGTTCGTTGGCGCTGGACTCCAACACCTCAAGTGCTTTGTAGGTTTCAACTGCGTTGGCCATCATGCGGCCATCGCTGCCGATCAGACGCGATAAGAATCCCTCGCTGATGCCAGACTCTGCAGCCTTGTCTTTAATCTCTTGAAAGGTGACTGCCTTGGTTCTGATATTCAGCGCATCAGCCACGCCACCAACAATGGCAGCTGCATCCTCGGTCTGGTAGCGCGACAGGTTGAAGGGCTCATCAGGCGTGCCGCCGGGCTTGCCTTGGGTGACACCAAAGGTTTGACGGCGACTGACAGCGCGACCAACCTCCTCAGTTAGCGTTTGATCAGCCTCGGGGATTAGCTTGAAGCGGCCAGCCTTGGCTGCGTCAGGCAACTGGCCTTCTGGTGTGCGTGCGGCTTCTGGCACCAAGTTGCGCTCGGCCTTGGTGGCCTGTCTGGTGATCAGCCTGCGAATGGCAGCATCGATGGGGCCAGCGACTTGGATGCCTTCTTCCATGGTGGGCGTGCCGGGTTCGGCAGTCAATGGCATCTCAGCGTCACCGGCTTGGTCAGCGCCGGGCATGGGTTCTAAAGGGACTTCTTCAGCTGGCGTGCTGGGCGCAGCGCCCGGCAAAATCTGGCCAAGTCGTTGTTCAAGGGGGCTTTGTTGAATGGCCATTATTCAGCTCCAGAGGTTGGAGCTGCACCGCCCCGTTTTATGCTTGCTCGTTTTCTTGCGGGAGGTTTTTGGGCTCCGACAGATCTGCCGGTAGCTTGGCTTGCACCAGCTGCTTCCAGAGATCCAGCTCCGCTGGCGGTATTGAGTTTGGTGCCGAAGGTTGCGGCAAGTTCGTCGATTCGATCACGGTTGACTCCCGGCCATGAGTACCACGGTTTTCCGAAGTACGGGTTAGCGCTTCCATCAGGTAGCGTATCTTTGCTGAAATATTTTACACCCGGAAAGTCAGCTGGGATGATGTTATTTTTCTTGTCCATGACCTGCTCAAAAAGAGCATCAAGTCCCGGCTTTGTAAATTCGTAGTCGTCACCCTTGGACGTTGGAAATACAAACTTGTTGCCACCCTCTGGGGTGCGCTCGTAGCTGATGCCAAACGCACGCTCATGCATGCGGCCTTCCTTGACAGGCACATTGGCAAACGGGTTGGCTTCACCCTTGGCTGACTTGACAATAGTTTCCAATGTTGGATGCGCGACCTCTTGTCCAGACGACAGCACCCAGCTTTCCCAGTGGTAACGACCCAAGCTGGCTTGATCGGCTCGGCCAACATTGGCGTAGAGCTGATTGACGCGAGCGCCAAGGGATCGCTCCAATCCCTCATAGATGGCCAGTCCGGGGCCACCATCAAACAGGTGAGCCACATCGTCGTAGATCTTTTCGCCACCAGCAAACAAACGGTTGATTTGGATGCGATCCAATACCATGACATCTTCGCGGCCAGACACCAACAAAGCAAAGGACAACACTTTGTTCTTGATGCCAACATCTTGCGCCAGACCGTAGAAAGCCCGGCGAATCTGTGGCCCCGTCATGTTGGGATCTGCAATCATGTCGTGCAAGGCCTGCAGCTTGGTGCGTTTATCAGGCAGCCTCTCTGACATCTTCGGTAGGAATGTGCGCAAGAAGTCATTAGCATTGGATGTCACCATGTTGCCGGGGCTGCCGGAAGGAATTGATTGCTTGATCATCTGCAAGCCAGCATCAATGTCAGCTTGGCCATACTCACCACGCAGCGCCTTCTGAATCAATGGGGTCATTGACTCAGCCAGATCAAGGAACCCTGATTCATGCGGGTATGCAGACGCACGGCGCGACAGCATGGCCCACATCATTAAACGGCCTGTAGTCTCGGGGCTTGCTGTGCCATCGGTGTAGATCTGCTTGAATTTGTCTACCACTGCAAAGCCACGGTTGGCCTCATCCAGTTGGCCCTTGGTCATTTGGCCAAACCAGTTAGACCATTTGGGCATATCGTTGGCATTTTCAATCATCCAGCGCGGTGGTATTGGCACCTCATTGGAGTTGTAGACCGTGGCCAGCATTGCAGAAAATCGTTCTGGAGATTCAAGCGGATCTGGAAAGGATTGAGCAAGCCCATCTAATCTGACTGTTGCTTCTTCATAGTTGCCGGGATTAACCGCGTTGGGAATGTTTTGCGTCTTGCCCTCTGGCTTGTATGCGCCAGTGATCTTGACGCGATACTCGGGCGCAAGTTGCAACACTGGAGCTTTTGTCACCTTGTCAGATAGTTTGACTGAACCTTTGTCAACCTTTGCTGCAGTGCTTGCGGTAACACTAGACCACTCTGCTAATGGCACAACGCCAACATTTATTGGCGTGCCAAGTTTCTCCATGCTCTTGACAACCATCTCTCCAGCTTTAGGGCCAAGTTTCTTAACAGCAGTTCGCCCAGCTATACCTGCGCCTTTACCAAGACCAGCAGCATCCATTCCTAAAAACATAGTGTCGGCCAATTGCTCCTTGCGCCCGGTCTTGATCATTGGCACACTGGTCATCTCAGGCACTCTCATCGGTGCATTGCCATAAGCCCACTCTTCAAGCTCTTCTGGCGATTTACCCATAAGCAAATCACCCACACCCATACCACCCAACAACGGCACAAATTGTTTGATCTCATACTCGTTGGCCAGATCACGCACACCACGCACAAAGTCAGCCACGCCGCCCATGACTGGATTGCGCGGCGTTGGGCCAATGGTTGCCCCGGCATCTGATACGGTTCCTGATGGGCCAGCAGCCAGCATCACATCGCCTTCTTGCCTGCCGGGCATGGTTTGCTCTGGCATTGTAGGTTCAACAGGCATATCAGGAAACTGAAAAGCAGTCAGAGCTGACAGGTACTTGTCTTCAATCGGGCTGTAAGCCATTACTGTCCTCCCTCTGCTTGCTTGAGTAGTTGCTTGATGCGATTAAGCTCTTGCAACTTTTTCTTGTCTGTGCCAGCTTTACGCTCAAGAGCTGGCAAAGTGTCGCGAGTAATTGGCCCGTTGACCCAGTCTAACTTTTCATATACCTCAAGCGATTTTTTTGCAGCCTTTGCAGATTCTGTATTGCGTGTTTTGGCAATACCGTCTTGCAGCTGAGCCAGAATCTGACGCGGTGTCAGTGTCTTTCCTTCAGCTGCAGCTGCAGCTTGTATCTGAAATGCTTGCGACTGCAGCTCGTTGCGGCGCTTGAACTCTTCGCCTTTGGGGTCAATCACCACCACGCTACCGGGTATTACAGGAATGCCAGCAAGCTGAGAGATGCCGCGATCAAGCTCTGAGCTGTCGCGACGGTCTTCACTGTTGAGCAATTTAAGCGCCGTCACTGCATCTTTGCCGGTGATGCCTTTGCCGACCAATGACCAGATTTGGTCTGGCCGTGTGATGGTGTTGTTGTAAATGCCGGATATCAGGTTGAAGTTAATAGCCGCGTCACCGTCGCCGCTTGGAGCCAATAGATCCTTGAGCGTACCAATTGGCACAGAGCCCTCCGGCAAGGCAGTGAGTTGGGCAATAAGCTGTTGCTTCTTGGGGTTTCCATCTTGCAGTGGGAAAATCTGTTCCAGCAAGTTAATGGCTTGCGCCTCTCCCTGCTTCTTGGCTTCTGCAGCCTTGCCATCAGCAATTGATTTGCGGTTGTTAACGGCCACCATAAAGTTGGCAGTTACCTTGGCCACGGCATCAAAATCGTTCACGATCAGATCTTTGAGCACTGGGCTCATAGCGCCAAGATCTCCAGACTGAATCTTTTTTAATGTTAAATCTGGATCAACCATATTTTCTGGGGCCATCAATGCCTTGGTCACACCATTGATTTTGGCATTGCGTAAGACCACTTCAAACTTGGTGCTGTATTCAGTTTGCAGCGCCTTGTCGCCTAGCAGCAAGGACTGTGTCAGCACATTCTTGCGAAACACATCAGCGAGCTCGTCAATAGATCGTTGCTGGCCATTGGCATCAGTCCAACTTCCTTGCGAAACAGTTGCTTCAATTAGTCTGGTAGTGTTATCAAAGTCAGAATCAAACTTTGCAATACGTTGTGCTTTGGCTCGGTCGAGCTCAGCTTTGTAGGCTGCATTGAGCACGGTGTTGCCATGCGTAGCCATAGTCGCTCTAAATTTAATTGCCGCTTCTGGATCAATGTTTGCCAGTGATTTTGCATACCCGCTTGACATGGTTGCAATCTTGGCTTGCACTTGATTGGAGTTCATGCTTCCAGTCTCGACTTCTGCCAATAATTTTGTCAGCTCATTGCGACCTTCAATTTCAAAATGGCCAGACAACTCAAGGCTGCGAGCTTTAGCTACAGCTTTAGCAAAATAACCTGCCGCGTTTACAGTTGGTATTTGAGCGGTTTGGCCATCAGGCCCTATGAACCAACCTTCTGGGTTGATGCCATCTTTAGCCAGCTGCACTTGTTGAGATGTCAGTGGGTTTTGCGCAGCAAATTGCAAGCCTTCTTGCTGGCGCAATTCTGCTGCAGCTTGAAATGTATTTGCGCTCATGCGATCAAGAATTTGCGCCATTTGGCTTGCGCCTTGTGCAGCCACACGCGGCCCAATGTAGTCAACCTGCTGTGGTTGCACTTGCACCATCGGCACTGAGCCAGCGCCGCGTATTTGGATTTGTCCTGATTCAATTCTTGGTGTGGCCATGGCTTATGTATCCGTAATTGTTTTGTATCCTTGGGCCGCAGCTTGGGACAGTGTTGCCCCAGCAAGAATACCCCCGGCTCTGCGAGCTGCAGTGCCAGCAAAGCTGAGCTGTCCAGCTTGGCTTCTTGCGCTGTACAAGCTAATCATGTTCTGATAGTCGGTGGATTGCAGCATGGCGCTGGCATCTTCAAATCCCAACACCCGCGCAGTCAATGCATTCAGATCAGCAATGCCAACATCACGCATGGTGGCGGCTACATTCTCTCGCTGCACCGCTTGTATAGATCCTTCACCCAACACAACACCACTTGCAGCCGCTCTTGCTCGCATAGCTGCGTTGGTAGCTCGCATGTTTTTAAGCAAACCATTACCTGCAATCGTGTAGTTTTGCGCTTCCATTTCAGCGCGCTTGAGTGTGCGCCCAGCTTGGATGGTGGCGTACTGCTCTGACATTTCAGCACGCACCTCGGCCACCGCCAGCGTGTCACGCGCTTGCAGCATGTAGCTAGTCTGCTGGTTAATTGCTGCGGCTTTTTGTGCCTCTGCTGCACCATATGCGCTGATTATTCCGGCAACACCAGCCATCTGCCCAGCAGTTACGTTTGGCAAATAATCAGGTTTCAAAGCTGGATTGAACCCGCTTGTTGCGTAAGGTACCAAACCGTAAGAATATGATTTTGATGTGTCTACTGCCATGTCATGTTCCTGAGAAAACAGCCACGCGGTAATCCAAGCCAAGCAGGTTCATCTTGACCGGCAAGTCTTGCTCCACCTCAATCGATTGCTCGCGGCTGTAGCCGAGCACGCCATTGACCCGCTTGATGCCGGTGAACTCTGGTATGGGGTCATCCAGCAGCGGGTTGTCAAACAGACGAAACGCTACAGGCTGGTCGTTGATGATCAGGTTTTGTGTCTCATTGAGTACAGCGCTGATCTCGACAATGCGCTTCTTGAACGACACCCGGCTGCCAGTCTGCAGCTTGACCTCGGCAGGCATGGTCTTGACATACACAGTAATTGGCAGGCCAACCTCATAGCTGGTCACTGACTCACGGTCAAATGTCACGGCTCCACCAGCACTCACTGTCTCATTGCCTTGCGGTGAGCCATCGCAGATCACGTTCAGTGACTTGCCAATATGAGGCAATCCGCTGCCGACACCGCCAGCAGAGGCACCAACAAAAGCACAGTCGGTGAAATACTCATAGCCGAAGAGCTCAATAAAGTACCTGTCAACGCTGTTGAACGTGCGCTTGGTCACCACATAGATGGCGTTCACATCCACGCCCACATCGATGTAGGAGCCATCTGTGATGAACTCAGATGGGCTGGTCACTTGCTGGCTGCGCATGATGCTGAACGCCGCCATGGTGCCGTCATCTGTATTGGTCATCAATAGCAAGTCGGCTTCCTCTGTGCTTGATGCCTTGCGCAAAGCCACGCGCTGCGGCCCCTTGAGCAAGTGGCCAGACAGCAGCGAGATGCGCTGGGTGATGTAGGTCAGCTGCGTGTCGTTGAACACAAACTCGTTGAGTGACTTGCCTTGGCGCTGGATGTAGATTGATCCAGACTCAACTGATTGCACGCGGGTGCCTGCCTTGATACCGTTGCGGCTTACGTTCTTGAATGTAAAGGTCAGCGGTGTGATTGGGTCGGTGCCCTGCTGCGGCACAAAGAACTCACCGCCAGAGGTGAACACTTGGAAGTCACGCGAGCTGATGATGTCAGTGATCACGTTCAAGTCGTTGGTGTCCAGCGTGGCCTCGACCGCGTCATCGTCCAGCGACTCGCTTGGCACAAAGTCAAAGAACAGGCCGATCTTGGATCCCCAGATCGTGGATGGACGCGACTTGCTGCCACCAAAGTAGAGCCTGCCTTCATGGAAGGTCACAGTGCGTGGCCAGCCCTTGGTGCTTGACCACACATCCACATACCCGTGCTCAAGCTCCCAGCGGCCTGCATCAATGGTTGTTGTGTTGAAGAACGGGTACTCGGTCACCACCTCAACCACTGTGGCTGAGACATACCGCACAATCCTTGCGCGGCCCTGCGGCTGCACATTGATGTATTGGTTGACAGACAGGGCTGAGAACGTGGTTGTGGTGTAGGTGCTTGTGCCGTCTGGCGTGACCGTCCACGCTTCCTCCACCGTGGCCACCTTGGTGGTGCCGTTGTAGTCCTCAATCAGCCGCGTTTGGCCAGAGCCTGTGCCGCCGGTGATGTTGACGTACATGCCGTTGTAGATGTCATCGGTCGAACTTGCGGTTGCTTTGAGCGTCACAGTCAGGCTGGTGCCTGCTTGCAATGTGCCAGAGTCATGGTGCGTTGTTGATGCCGTCAGCGTCACATTACCCGACACGGCAGACGGGGTCAGCGTTGATCCCGTGTTGGTGTGGAAGTCAATGTCGTAGGCGTACTTGGGTATTGAATCAAACGTGATTGATGTGGCCGTCCAAGCGGTGTCGCTGGTGCGAGTGATGCGCACCGGCTGCAGATCTGGATGCACTGCGATCAATGTGTCGGCAGACTGCGTCCAGCACATATCGTCAACGATAGAGCTGCCAATAGTGGTGGTCAGGTAGTTGTTGCCGGTGCCGTTGATGTTGGACTGCACCACGCCGTTCTTGACGACATACATGCGGTTGTGGGTAAAGCACAGCATGTAGCTGTCGTCCACAGAAAATTGGAACGACACCAAGCGCACGCCGTTGCCAGCAGACTCGGTGCCCGTGTGTGGCAGCGCAAAGATGTGCTTGCTGCCGGGTCTGCGGCGTAGGCCACCTTGGGGCTGGATCAGCACGTTGGTGGCCTTGGCCAGCGCATTGCCGTAAGCGGCCAAGTCAACCCGCGCACGCAGCAAGGGGTCAAGCTCGCCTGTCGCAAAGTTGGTGGTGAACTCTACAAAGCGTGGCATCAGTTCCTCACCGCAATCAAGCTGTAGTCTTCGATGATGCGCACTGGGTTGTTCTGGCCATCGATCTGCATGGCGGTGCGCATGTAGCCACCACGGCCATTTTCAGAGATGTCGCCAGTGGCCACGCGCTGCCACTTGGTGGCCTTGTCTTGCTGCTCGGTGATGGTTTCAGCAATGTGCCAAGCCACCATGTACTTGAGCAGCTGGACAAAGTATTGTGGCATCGCGTACTCAGGCACGCTGAATTGGTAGTCAATGTAGACGCTAGTCAAGTTGGTGAGCAGCTTGTCGCCTTGGATCTCCCAGTCCTTTTGCACTGGGCTGCCAGAGTTGGCGCTGTTGTACACAGCGCGGGGGTTGGCCAGTTTGTCGCCCGGCAGCTGGTATTCGTAGCGCCAGACAGTTGTTGGGGTGGTGATGAGCTGAGCCAGCTGCACCTTCTTCATGCCAAAGCTCCACGGGTACATAACCAAGGTGGAGTCGCGGATGTCTGGGTAGAGTCGGTCGCAAACGCTTGACTCATCAGTGCCGTCGTTAAAAGACGAAATAGCCTTGGCTCCAATCAAGAGCAAGGCATCAGAACATATCGATACACCAGTGTCACCAGCAGCCATTTGAACCTCTCAATGTGAGAAGGGCCAGCCTCCGAGAATCCCCAGAAGCTGGCCCAGTTGACTGACCACCAATTAGTCGGTGTCAGTTGCGCTCACGG